CAGTTATGGTACAGGTGATGCTACATTAGCAGGTACACAAACATTTAGTGGCGCTAAAACATTTAGTAGTGCAATTGAATTAAATGATGATTTACACATTAACGATTCGCATGGAAGAATTGAGTTCAAAAGAAACGGAAGTAATACTGCTACCAATGCGGCTATAACATTTAATGATAATACAGATGCACTAAAAGGAAGAATCATGTATCAATATTCAACCAATCAAATGCAATTTTATGTTAATAGTGAAAATCAATTATTACTTAATGATGGTGTATTGAGTCCGGCAACTGATAACAATGTAGATTTAGGAACTTCATCTCTCAAGTTCAAAAACTCATACTTTGGATTAGTTGATGCTGAAAACTTCAAAGTAAATGGCGGTCAAGGTTCTGACGGTCAAGTTCTAACTTCAACAGGTTCAGGAGTTGCATGGGAAGATGCCGCAAGTGGTACTACCGGATATACATATACAGATACAGCAGGTTCAGAACAATTCTTAATTTCGGATAATAGCGATACATCATTATTGAAAATTATTCAAACAGGAACAGGTGATGCTTTAGAAGTTCACGATGAAGCGTCAGATACAACGGTATTCAAAGTTGACCAATCGGGTCATGTTCAAATAGGAACTACAAGCGAAACTATTGGTGCATTAAGAGTTAAAGGTTATCAAGGCAGTAACACTATTAGTAGTGTTTCGACTAATAGAATAGCAAGATTTGAAGATGGTGTATCAGGTAATTTAGAAATAGCAAGTAATCCGTCTAACGGTGATTTATATGTTGGGAATGGGGGTGGTGGTAATGACCTTATTCTATTCACTAGAAGGCAGACAGTCGGGTATGCAAATTATGAAAATCTAAGATTAACGTCAGATGGTGAAATAGGTATTGAAGGTTCAAACTTCGGTACTTCCGGTCAAGTTTTAACATCAGGTGGAAGTGGTGCGGCTGTTTCATGGACAACAGTTAGTGGCGGAATATCCAATGTTGTTGAAGATACATCGCCACAATTAGGTGGTGATTTAGATGTTAATGGTAATCAAATCCTTCTTGGTACTAGTTATTCAACTACCCCGTCTTTGAGTTTTACAGGAGATACAGATACAGGTATTACTCATAATGGTGGTAATGGTTTTTCATTCATTCATGGTGGCTCTGTTAAGACTACTTTCGCAAGCACAGGTTTGAAGATAAATAGTTCAACATATAAGATTCATGCTGATGGTTCAGATAAACTAAATATTTGGGGCGGTCACGATGGAAGTGCGGCAGTTAGAATTAACGATAATTATGATTTACCAATAACAGATGGTTCTGCAAATCAAGTCATTCAAACTAATGGAAGTGGAACTCTAAGTTTCGCTACTATTAGTGCGGGTGGCGCTACTGCTATTGATGGATTATCAGATGCAATTACAACTGCTACTTCTAACATAGGTTTAGGTAGTGGTGCTTTAGATTCTTTAACTGCTTCAAGCGGTAATTACAACGTAGCATTAGGAATTAATGCCGGTACTGCAATCACTACCGGAGATAACTCAGTTGCTATTGGATATAACGCTCTAAAAACAGCAACTACACAAAACGAAGCAACTGCTATTGGATATTTAGCGGGAGAAGATTTAGCGGGTGGTGTCTTTGGTTCAACTGCTATGGGTGTTAGAAGTCTTAGCAACTTCACAACAGGTTGGGGAAATACAGGTATTGGACATGATGCTTTGTGGTCAGAAAATGGTGCTGGAACAGGGTCGCAAAATACTGCAATTGGATATCAAGCCATGAAAGGTGCAGTAGGAGGTGGAGTTGGCATTACGGGAAGTTTCAACGTAGGTCTTGGTTCTCATGCTAATAGCAGAATAGCAGATGGAACAGCAAATGTAGCAGTAGGTCATCAAGCAAATAACAACATAAGTTCGGGGTCATATAACATAGGAATTGGAATGAGGGCAAACCAATTTATTACAACAGGTAATCGGAATATCGCCATAGGCCATGAGGCTTTGAATGGATTCGATACAGAAAGCGATAATATCGCAATTGGTTATGATGCTTTAGGTGGTGCTGTTGCAGGTGCAGAATACACAGTAGCAATTGGGAATTACACGCTTGATGCTTTAACATCGGGAGATAACAACACAGCAGTAGGCTATAATTCTGGAACAGCATTAACCACAGGAAACCATAACACTTCAATAGGTTCTTACTCTTACTTTAGAGCAACGGATGGTACATATAATACTGTTATAGGACAAAACTCAGGTGGAGGTTTAAGGTCGGGTAGTTATAATATAGTAATGGGCTTTAATACAATGGGTCAAGTGAATAATGACGGAGACTACAACGTAGCAATAGGCACACACTCTATGAATGCCGCAACAGGTAATGACGTTAATTATAACACAGCAATAGGCACAAGTTCATTACAAAGTATTACATCAGGCGCGAAGAACATAGCATTAGGACAAACTGCCGGAAATAATATCACTAGCGGAGATTTTAACGTAGTAATTGGTGCAGCAGATGTAACAAGTGCAACAGGTGATAGTCAATTATCAATAAGTTCCGGTGATGGTGGAGTTACTTGGATAACAGGTAATTCATCGGGTGTAGTAGATTTCCCCAATGGGTTAACAAGCGGTGGTTCAGCAGTTGGTGGTGGCTCAGATACAGATAGTTCTGCATTCAAGTTTACGGCCAGCAGTAGAGTTCCGATGATGAATGGTATGGCCGGTAACATTTCAAACATATCAATGAATGGTTATTGGGCGAATGGTAATTTAGTTAGTTTTACAGAAAGTAAAACTCTAACTAACGCATGGATTTACATTAACTCCTTGTCAAGTGGCTCGGCTGATACCGGAGTAACTACTGCATTATATGAATTAGCAGATGGTGTATTAACAGATAGTAGTCCTAATGGCACATTAATTGCTACGGCTACTTGGGCGGCTTCAAAGTTTGTAACAGCATCGGGTTCAACAGGCTATAATTCAGAAAGTTGGGTAGCGGCAAGTGGTCAATCATTAACATTAGATAGTTCAAAATATTATGTTATCGTAACATCAAATTGGGCTAACAATCAACAAACTACTACACCATTTAATATCTTAGCATGGACTTCAACATCATTACCTAACATTTCAGGTTCGGGTGGAAACGTAGGTGTTTCTAATGGGTTTGCTTTGTGGGTTAATGGTTCAACTTCCCCCGCAACATCGGTTTCGTTTAGTAATTCGGGTAGCGGGGCGAAATCAGCAATATGGAGTTCATTCACATGATTAGATTAACTACACTATATAGAACAGAAAATGGAATACCTTATGATGTCTCATGGGAGACTTTCAGGGAATCAAGAAACCTTGCACTTTTAGCAACTGATGTTCATATGTTAGCAGATAAATATAATGCTTTGACAACAGAACAACAAACATCAATCACTGCATTTAGAAAATGGTTGAGGGATGCAACAGACAATTATAGTTCAGCAAATGATGCTGTTGATAATTGGCCTCAACCCGAAAGTTGGTTTTAGAAAATCTTTATTAAACTCTTATATGGTGGGAATAATATGGCTTTAACCGTAAATGTAGAGACAGGATTTGGATTAACTTGTGCAGAAGCACACGTAGTAATTAGAGAGTTTAGAATGGAAAAAGAAGTTGCAGAAGATGGTAGTAAGTCTTTTACAATAACTTATGGTGGTTTAATCTATATGGATGCTACCAAATACACAGAAGGAAAATCAGCGATTACCGGATTTAATTATCAATTCCCACTAGATATAACAGATGGCGCAGACCAAGAAAACTTGCTAAAACAATGTTATCTTAACTTAAAAACACAAACACCCTTTACTAACGCAGTCGATGCTTAGGTATATCTATACGACACTACGTTGACTTAGTATCATGCGTGATGGTGCAGATGGTGTGTTAATAGTTATAGTAATTTTAAGTTTATTATTGGCGACCACAGGAACACCCTCAATAGAAGATTTTGAAAGAGACGGTATTATAAGTTGTAGAGAAGTAAGTGGTGAAATAATAGAAAAAGAAGCCCCCGTAACTATAATAGTAGAAGTTAATGATGAAGTCTCAAATCAAATAAATACTTATAATGTATATGTTTCACCCGAAGCCTACGCTAATTATAGTATAGGTGATACACACATAGAACAAATGTGTACCATAACAGATTATGAATACTATAAAGAAATAATTGATGCGTTGTTAGAAAGTGGAATACTAGGTTAGTAACTTCTTATAAGAGACAGGTATAATGTGTTAACATGGCTGACGGCGAAAGGGTAAAAAGACTAGGTAAAATTGTCTACATTCCACCCGATAAAGCGTATACCAACATAAACATTGAAGAGACACCCTTTGGCTTCAAGTTATATCGAGAGGGCGCGACTAGGCACTTTACAGTAATACCTACTTCCGCAGTCAAACAAATAATATACGATAGAGGCGAGTAATATGAATAACACGACAACAGAAAGGTGCATTAACGCACTTAATGAAACAATAGATTGCATACCGTTAGAATCTTCTTCTTTGTTTGATGACATAGAGGTTTTACTTCTTGCGGGCGCTGCACTACTAGGTATAGCAGCATGGGCTTACAAAAAATACCAAGTATTAAATGCAGACGGAAAAATAACTCTCGATGAGATTATAGATTCCATTGATGAGGTAAAAGACAAAGCCGAAGAAGCAAAAGAAGAGATTGAGAAAATAGAAAAAACTCTTGATTCTCACAATGTTGCTGAATTAAAAGAAATGCTAAAAGAAGCAGGTCTTTCAGTTAAAGGCAAAAAAGCAGACCTTGTGGCTCGATTAGAAGCACACATGGGTGAGGCTTAGTGGCCGATGCTGATGTTGTCTCAATAAGATTAGACAATTTAGAAGAGTCTGTAAAAAGACACGAAAGACTAATTGAACAATTGGTTCAATCCCAAGTAAGTATGCAAACAGGTCTTGCTAAAGTGGCTACCGAATTAGAGATAACTAATGGTCTTATAGGTACATACATGGGTAATATGCAAAAAATTATCTTTACCTTAATAGCAATTGTAGCAGGCGCTATGGGTATTTCCACACAGATGTGATAATATGAATCAAGAAGAATGGCATAGTTGGTGCAACGGCATTACTAATAGACTCACAAACCTTGAAAAGACACTTAACTCCTGTCATAAAACACAGAAGCGTATGCTTTTTAGTATTATATTAATTTTAACAGGGAGTTTAGGGTATGGTTTATTATTGCAGTTCTAGCGACGTTGGTATGCGTTTGGGATTAAATAGCGCACAGCGTACTCAAGCAGCATCTAAACTTACTCTTGCTATACGCAGGTCAACAATAGATATAGACCAATGTTTTAGAGATTATGGTAGGGATGTTCCTAGTAAATCAATAGCAGAAACTACTGCTAATGGGGCGGTAAGTGCAGGTGCTACTACTATGACATTAACTAGTGCCGCTTCTTTTACTACGACAGGTAATGGTAATATAGATGGAGATTCTTTTGTGTGGACAGGAAAAGACGCTAGCAACTCTAACATACTAACAGGTGTTAGTGGTATTAGTGCAGACCACGCCACAGGCGTTACTGTTCAATCGGGCGAGTTTGCTCACGTTCTTAGAGAAATATGTGCTGATATAGCAGCCGCTTACTACATGGAGGATGAAGGTACATTTCAAGAAAACTCTTTGCGTGGTGGAGTGTTGAGAGAAAGAGGTACATTTAACCTAACTAGACTAGCCCATTTGGGTAGTGTTGATTAGGTGAGGGTATGCAAGGATTTACAAAAGTACCTTATATTCATGCGGGATTTCCTAAAATAGATGCCGTAGGTAAGTTTAGGGCAAATGTTGTAAATGAGTTAGACCAACAACAAGTTGTATTAAATAGAGAAGTAAAAGATATGAAAGCATATATTGGAAAATCTAATATACAAACACCAAGTAATTCACTAAGAGTTAAAAAAAATAATAAAAGCCCTCTAAAGTTTGAGGCTTATTTAGACAAAAGCGGCTATACAAAATTAACAGATAATATTATTAAAGAGATAAAAAGAAAGATAGAGATTGCTATGGAAGAGGCTTTAGTTATTGCTAGTGTAAATACTACTGATGAAATTGTAAATATGCGTAGGGCATTTAAGGGGGAGTACAACCCTAGCGAAAGAACAGGTGGAGATTTGTATGACAAAGTAGGTAATTCTTTATGGTACGGGAGAAAACAAAGCGCAGGTGCAAATCAATTTATTTCATTTAACGCAGGCTCTTATGATGTTGGACAATCACATGAGCAAGAGCCTACGGGTGTTATAGGTAGCAGGGGCGCAAACTTAACTGAATTAACAGCCGAAGGAACAGGTAGTTTTAGGATAAACTCACATCCTTTAGGCGGAACAAAAAGATTAGTTAATCACTTAAAGAATGCAAGAGGTGGTTAGTATGAGTATAGCAACAAAAACACAGTATTGGAATAGTAGGATGACAGGTTCAGACCCTACTGCTTTAACAGGTACATTTAATGATAGTTGGTCGGCTAGTGGTAGCGGTTCAGCATCCGGTGGTGATTGGGTAGTTACTAACGGAACATACACAATTACTCCCGAAGCGGGTGGCTCTTACACATTAGTTGCTGCTTTTGAATATACTACTGCACCGGACTCCGGCGCTATTCTTATGTCTTTAGATAATGGTACACATAAAGTTGAGGTAAAATCAACAGGTAATAACTCATCATTAAGTTTGGTGGGGGCTAGTACAGTTACCATTACTGATTTAGACATTAAAAAAGAAGAAGAGAATCCTGTTACTTTAATCTTAAGACTAACTTTAGCAGCAGGAGGGGCGGCAAAACTATACACCCACGAAATAGTCAACGACTTTACCGGCGCAGTTGCCTATTATAGCATCACAGGCGCTTCAGGAAGCAGCGCAGCAGTCAAATGGGGTAATACTAGCGGCAGCGTAAAATGGGCGGCTATACACTACTCTAAGTTTGGTGCTTTTTCTCCCGAAGAATTACTAATATCTGACTTTGCACAAGATACTTTGGCTAGGATGGGTCTTGGGATAGTCCAACAACTAAAAGATAGTAATAGGATGTATCTAAAAACACAAGTACCGGACTCATCAATAGTATATGGCTACGACATATCTTCACAAATGCTTAACAGAATACCTGTACCAAGCATACACGTTTTAATATCCGAGTTAAACTCACCTAATTTTGAGTCATTAGGTGGTGCTAAAATAACACAAGAGTATGATGTTAGAGTGTTTATTACTGTTAGAGGTACTAATTATGAAGATGCTTACCGAGCAGGACTTAATATTATGGGAGAAGTATTCGATGAGTTATATACAAATACAGGTGTTTCCGGTACAACAGACAGCATTGTTTCCTATGATGCTAAGTTAGACTCTAAAATGGATGATGACGAGACTGTTTGTGTTCATGTTCTTACACTTACTTATATGAGAAGAATAGATATGAGACACCGATAATAATATTGATAAGGCAGTCATCCCCTCAACGTACTATACTAGAGGCATTTATATGGTAGAGTTCTTAAATAGATACGTAGCATTAGGAAAAGAAGCGGCAAACGCATACGGCACAGAAGTAGCCCCGACTGCGTTTGGAGAAGTAGATGATGAATCATTCGCAACAAGAATGGATTTACTTACAAGACAAGATATGAGTAGGCCGGTTGTTGGTAAATCAGTAACAGGTAAAGAATATTCAGAAGGGGGCTATAATATGGCCGTTCAACTAGATGAGTTTTTAGGTAATACTTTAGCAGCATTTTTCCCATTAACCGCAGTAACGGGTAGTAGCCCAAAAACACATTCATTTAAAGAGCCTGTTACGGCAGCAACAGATACATATAATTCTTACACTATTGACGTAGGAAGAGAAGAAAAAGTACATACTTACACAG